ATTGCAGTAGAGGCGCTTGTCAACCTTATCTCTGTGAACATGCTCTTTAATGTGGGCATTACCGCATGCCCAACAAAAACCGATGAGTGAGGTTTGCTTCGTCTCCCCGCTCTTCTTGATGACAACTGGCTTCTCTTCTATCTTTCCCTGCCACTTCTCGTATCCAATCGTCCTTATTTTCTCGCTTTCCATGTCCATTCCTTACTTTTATATAGTACATAAATTGACATTTGTGGACACTATTATACCATGTTTTTGCACTCAAAGACAATCATCCACGAGCTATCTGGCATTTCTCCCCGCGTAGTACACGTGTTCGCTATTGAATTTCTCGCAGAATTGCGTATACTTTGAGTACTACTGATGTCGAGATGAGAGTATATGTTAATTTTGCACAAGAAAGGTGACAGTAGATGAATGGCAGAAAAGAAGCAAAGACTAGGCCACCTGTACGGCCACCTGTGGCACCTATCCGTGAATATGAAACAATGGTGCCTCAAGACGTTGCAACGCACACACGAGACCTGGCTCGTCGTCTTGAGTTGAAGCAAGCGAGGGAACTGGCATACTTGCAGCGTCGTTATGATCGCAATACCTACACGCCAACGGATCAGGCGTATAGTGAGGATCAAATATTGGAGTGGGAATATGGGCAAGCAGTAGACGTAAGGACCCTTTGGGACGTAAAGGGCAACGATAATCCGTACAAGGCCTGGCAATCGCCCCACTCTCTCACGTAGCGCAAAATAGCACTGAGCCGCGAGTCTGAGCATTGCCGCTTTTTGCGAGATCAGCGAGAATGAGAGAGCAGCACAACACTGCTAGCCCGCCTGGGGATCATGCCCCTAGTGTGGGCTTTTTGTTGTGCTGAAATACTTGCATTGCACGGTTCTATAGGCTATACTAGAGACGTGCCGTTAGAAATGCACTCTCCTCTCTCATCTGAGATTGAAAGAGAGAATACACAAATGGCATGTTGAACCCAGTTGGGATTGAAATATTAACCAAGCGGGCAAAAGCCTCACATTTGCGTGAGGCTTTTTTGTCGTGTGAAACGGGTTATTGTGTAACTTGCAAAACTAACATGAATACCTATTGCATATTCAAATTGAATAGTATATACTATTCAAGTAAGAAGAAATACGAGCAAGGAGACACTAAATGAGCACAGGGCTTGAAATCACTGAAGCAGAACGGAATGGAGATTATGAAGCGTACCCAGCGTATCTTCCTGTGGGCACAAGAGTGTGGTGTGAGGTTGAGTGGGCTCCTGGTAAATGGAAGCAGGGCGCTGTTTCCCATCATAAATGGAATTCTTATGGCATCCCTCAATGGATATTCATAGAATTGGATGATGGCACTCAGACGGAATACGATTACCGCTATCTGGATGTAGAAGATCCTCGCAATTCTTTAGTGAAGAAGGTTAAATAATGGTTAGCGTAAATCATGGTGGCGCTCGTTCCGGTGCAGGTCGCCCAAAGGTAAAGGAGCGTTGTGACATACTCCTTGCTGAAATAGGTTGGAATTGGCTGTCGTCATCTGAGAAGTACATCAACATCGACTCACATATTGAGGAGCGTCGGTACTGGATAGCCCCGTTTGTCAGCCCGAATGATAATGCGGTTCTAGCCAACAAAGCAAAAAGTTTCCAGTCGTTACCAGAACTTTTGAAGTTCCTGCAAGCAATGAAAGAAACAGATGAGATGATCAAGCGCGATGGCGCAATTATATTATGAAGGTGGAGGATGTAGCATGAATCGACTCGCAATAGTGGACATTGATGGCGTTGTTTGTAATTCAGAGGAGCGATTTGCTCGCTGTACGACGGATGGCAAGGTGAACTGGAATCTGGCCCTAAGCAGCCAGTACGTCCATCTGGATGTAGTTATCCCCGGTGCGGTAGAGGCACTGGAAAAGTTAGAGCGTCGGTATACGCTCGTCTTTCTAACGAACCGCCCATCGAACCCCATGCGGAGCTGCACGGTTGAGTGGCTCTATACCCATGGCGTCGCGTTGGCGAGGCTGGAAATGAAGCCAGCATCCGAACAGCGCACAAAAACGAAAGCGTGGAAAGCCCGGCGCGTTGGCGAGCTTGTGGGCGAATATCGGGCAACAGACATTTTGCTTATAGAAGATGAGCCAGCAAACGCCGATGAGATCATCGCACGCAACACTGGACTACCTATTGTATGGTTCGAGTCTTTGAGTGCAGCCGTCGCTGCGAAGGGAGAATAATGATGCGTTTTACCGCAACGAGTTCGTACATGCCCATCGATTATGAGATTAAGGCAATCGATGATTTTATCGTCATAGACGGATATAGAAAAATCATGAATACGAGCGTTTCAACTGCCCGGACACATGAAATGGGGCTTGGAAGAAAAATCATCGTGATCCCGAACGAAGAAATGTGGGACCGTTTGTCAGTGGTCTCCCTGGTTGGGATTGGTGACAGGGGCACGCCTCCGCAAAAAACGGATAGCCCTGATGATTATAGGGGGTTGAAAATATTCTTAGAATTGGTTCTAATGGACGGACATTTTCCGCAGACTTTAGAGGATTGGGAAGAGATTATAGCCCTGCAAACAGAGTCACATCGCAAATACGAGGAAGAGGAACACATTTTTAAAAATCCTCGAACCTCTTACCATTGGCCTGTATAGTAGCATTGAATTAGATAAACGTAACGACACAGTATGAATGGCAGTTGTTGGCCTAGTCCAGTATCCCCAAAGACGCCTCGCTCACTGGTTTGAGCGAGGCGTCTTTCGTATGTTTACAGATGTTGTGTCGGTCGTGGAGGCTGCGTAATCGGCACGTTCGGTAGCGTGTCCATCGATGCCGGATTGCGCACACGAGGCAGTGGTACACGTTGCTCTGCTGCTGTTACCGCTACGTCTATAGCAGCTCCTAGCGGTGGATCGCCATGTGCTGAGACGTACTTTGCGACGCCATGAGCGATTGAGAAGACAACGGCAATGATCACGATATAGGCCAGGTTTTGCAGATCGATCATACCGGGAGCCATGAGGTAGCCTCCAGCTGCAAGAAGTCCAGTGGTGAGGCCGTTGATGGTGAGCGACCATAAGAGCTTGAGCAGTGCTCGCTCACTAGGCGTCAGACTTGCATGTTTTTGAGCTTTTCTGAAGATGTCCATCATGATGGTATCCTCGATAGTTCATATATTTGCTGCAATCGCTGCTTATAATCCTCTATCTGGGTCGGCATGCCTAAGAGAGACGGTATTTTCTTAAGCTGAGCCTGCAATGCCGCTATTTGTGTGTTCAGTGGATCGGTCAGTGCCTTGGCAACGATCTGTTGTCCGATACCAGCGTTGATATGAAGCAAGTAGCAGGGACCGTCCATCGGTGGATGATCAATGACGCGATTCGGATCATAAACAATCAATGCTCGTTCACAGGGGACAATGGCTGTATTGGGATATTGGGCAAGATGAATCTCATTAGCCAGGGGCAGACCGAGCAGAGCTGGGCCACCGTTGGAGCGGTAGAAGGTAAGATTTCCACCAAGCAAAATCACGCCATTATTACACTTCCATGTGCCATTGCCACCATCCGTAAAGTATCTGGCGACAACGGGATCAGTCAAATCAAGCATAGTATTGTTTCCTCCTTGCAGGAAAGTCCAGAGTGCCTGCCAGGGATACGGGCCTGGACAATTGCTACGGTTTACGGGATCAATTGAGTAATGGCCAGTAATACCGCCTCGTACGGTAGCAGATTGCATCGGGATACTCCAGCGTTGGCAGATTCGCTGGACAAGGCCAAATGAAGCTTGTTGCTGCAAGGGCGTGAGCTGGTTGCCATTATCCGCGTTTTGCTTCACATGCTCAATTGATATTGTCAGGTGATTTGGATTTTCGTTTATGTTCCACCATGGATCATGGCCTATTGAATATGCTCCATTGGCCCACGCGCTGTTCTCCTCCGCGACACAGCAGACGATAGTACCCGCCTGATCGATGATGTAATGAGATGAAACGGGGCTGGTAGTGCCTTCTGTAGACTTGAAGTAGTTGGCTATACCTGTCGCACTTGTACCCCCAGCCGTGCCATGGAGGATAATATAATATGCTCTATTGGCATTACGCCCGACAAAGAAATTATTATTTGGTATCCATACTGATTGTGGATCTTGCATTATATATATTCCTTTAGGATACGGTTTGAATCATCCAGAAATCAGTAGATAATTTCGGGCTAAGGGCATACTCGTAGGGCATATAGAAATACCCATTGTCACCCCATGATGCACTCCAGGAGTTTCTCGCAATGAAACACTGCGTATCATCCTGATAACCGACAAGAGAGACCGCATGACCACCTAAGACGCTTTCGGTTTTCTGAGGCAGAGGCATAATTCCAGTTGACGCGACGGCCTGGCTCTCGAAACTGGTGTAGACCGTAAATCCGATAAGGATAGGGTAGCCAGAGGCTAAGCACGTTTTCATCGTTGTCATGTCCTGGGCAACAGCCTTATACTCCTTCGCTTCATGTTGTGCGGCGTCATCGTAGCAGGCTTGTGGCGGTTTTTTCGTGAATTGAGTGATGTCATACGGCCATTCCGTCTCAGGACACACACCATACTTGACGGCCACCTTGACCGATTGTCTGACAGTAGAGCCTGTATCCTTGCGTTTGTTCGAGCGCGCAAGATAATAATGCATGAGCCGCGAAAGCATCACTGCTTGCTCACCTTGCTTGTGAGCAGCAAACCAGAGAGCGAATATGGCGCTCTGGGATGTACAGGAGCCTAATTGAAGCTGATCGAATGCGGGTATGCAGATAGGACGGTAGTCTACCTCCGTAGGTAGAACAATGCCTTCAGGGGCTTCATATTCATGATCTCGAATGTCTGGTAATTGAGCATGTAAATTGTAAATGTGTTGTGCATTCATATCTTTTTCTCCTTCGTCATACGTAAAACACTCACAAAGAGCACAATTGCCAGAATGATGAGTAATGCATCTATCACCACCTCGATGAGGAAGAGCATACGGACCTCGTCATCTACATGGTTCTGGATGGCGATAACCACCTGATTGATGGCCACGTTGTAGGATGTTGTGTGTGCCAAAATGATGTCGACCTGAATTTGATCAATTGGTCGGTCCTGGTGCAGAATGATGGACTTGAGTGCAGCATCTAAAGCGAGATAATCCGAGCGTGATGAGCTCATTAGCAGTTGGATGTCTGTTGGTCTGTAGCTGTTGAGCACGCCTTGCTCTTGCTCAAAGAGTGGCACAATCACTTGGAGATCGCTGATGGCCTGTACGCGCTCTTTTATGTCTGTGCGATACGCCAGGATGAGCGCATTCTTGGCAATAGCCGTTGAGCGTGAGCGCTGCAAACCAGCATTATCGATGGCAAGTGCGGTGCTCCCTTGGATGACCAGGATTGACTGAAAGCCGATCAGGAGCAGAGAAAGCACGAGAACGAATGGCACAATGATGCAAAAGAGCCTGCGTATCTTTTTTAGATTATCCATCTTCATTTTTCCTCCTCCCTCATCGAAAAAAATGCGTGATATAGCCAACCAGGACACCGCCGAGAGCTGTAACCACGGTCGAGATTGCACCGAGCAGGACGCGGATCTGTACTTTATTCTGATTATCCTGCTGCTCTATAAGCTTGTTGCTGAGCTCTTTGTAGGCGTCTTTGACTTCCTGTAGATTGCCGCCGATGTGGGTCAGAGAGTCAAGAATATTCTTCAACTTCAAGTCGTTTTCCCGTTCGGGAACATAGAAGTTGAGCTTCGTTTGCAACTCTTTGACGTTTTCTTCCACGCCAGTGAGTCGAAATAATATCGCTGTCAGCGGATCGGGTGGCTGCATGCTCCTAGACCTCCTTCCTTCCTCTCGTAGCTGTTCCATATATGGAACAGCATCACGACATGTTTTGCGACGTTCTACCATACCAGTGAATGCCATCCATGGTTTCGAGGGCATACATATCAGTTGCCCCGGCTGTCGCGGTCATCGTTGGAGCCGTGCCGCCCGCCCAATACACGGCAGGACTGCTTGTGGTTGGGCTTCCGGGCTTCGGCCAGGTGACCGTGTACGGCCCGCCTGACGCTGCCTGCGTGAAGAGAAATGTTTTGCGCTGGGGGCCTGCGGTGTTGTGCTGCAACGCCACCGTCATATTCTGGGTTAAAGTGACCGTGAAGAAATCACCTTGCCACAGGGGCATACCGCCATTGGAAAAGCCCTGCGATGGACTATAAATGATTGCACCCAGTGCGGCGAATGCCCCGTGTACGTCTGGCCCTATATTAGTGTCACCGTTGGTTTGCCCCATAAAGGTAAAATTACCGCCTGCAAAACTGTTTGCAACGGACCAATTCGATGCATTCCATAATTCGCCAAAGTTGAGGACGCCAACGCAATTGTAAATGGCATTGTTGAGCACATCGCCATAGGTGATCGTTGTCGGTGGATTGGTGCCACTCAGCAGCGTGCTGTTCGTCTCTACTTGGATATCCAAGCGTGACAAGGTGAGCTGAGAATAGGGCTGGCCCCCATTATAATTCCCGGTTATCGTCAGGCAGGAATTGCTCTGTGGAGATGTGGCAAGCTCAAAGTTGCCAAGCACCGACAATGAGCCGTTCCTGAACCACGCGCCGTTTTGCAGAACAACGCCGTTCTGGCCAGAGAATGCGTAGATCTTGAATATCAAATGATTGTACTCGAAACTGAAGCTAGCCCCGGCACTGGTCACGTCGAAGATCACTGCCGTCTTGCAATTGAAAATTGTTACACGGCTCCATATGTTTTCCGTCCAGCTCACGGAATTATCCATGTACAGACCCACGGACCCTGACCCACTAAAATTGCGAATATGCAGGTCTGGCCCCAGTACGCCGCCTTCGGTGTCTCCGTAGTGCAGGCCCTTGGCTCCTGCACTGGCATTAGTCCCGTCGATGGTCAGGCCATCAATCTTGCCAGCCCACCCAGCAAGCGTGTCAAATGTCCCACTTGTTGGGTTGACACTGTTGTAGAGCCGGATCGCATCACCTGAGCCATGGTAGTCGAGAACGACGCTGTTGTGATCCGGGCCGAGGAGCGACACAAACGGCCCAATATTGCCGATGTCCCCGCTGCTCCCGATCTTATACGTACCGGGTGGGAAAAACAGCGCGCCTTTGTGGAACACCGCGCTTGATCCTGTATTGTTGGTCGGATTTGCGTACACTGTTACCGTCGGCAATGATGCGAGTGCAGCCTGAATGCCACTCGTCTCGTCATGTATCCCGTCGCCCAGAACTGGGAAATCTTTGACGTTGACAACAGTGGGCGCGTGTTGCTGGAAGAGTTGTGTCGGCATTAATTGACTCCTAGCAGCACGATATTCCCAGCAGCCGAGCCATTGACGTTTTGTGCAGCCACGGTCAGGAGATGCACGACCGTCACCCGTTTTGCATATATAAGGAATGCGCCAGGCTGGAGCACTAATGAGCCATTGGTAGCGGCCACGTCGAACGCAAAGTGCAGAAGAGCGCTCGTATTGTTCTGTAAAATGACATGGTTCACCTGGCTACTAAAGGTATAGGGCGTATCTGTATTGGCGGTGGTCGTGGCTGCTGGACTCGTGAGCGCAATGTAGCCTGACGGCTCTATATCATTGATTGCGGCGTGCGTATAGGTCCTGGCTCCATCGGTATATCCGGCTGATCCACCGACTGGGACCGGATTGACACCGCCGGGCACCCATGCAGAAGATAAAGGTACCGAATCATCGCCTACTGGCGTTGTTCCATACGATGTCATCGTGTATTGTGCTCCTTTCCTCGTCCTACTGTCATAACCGCAACCCGATGACGCTATGGGCAAGCGATTGTATGGGCGCAATGCGGGGATGCCAGCTCCCGAATGTCTTATCGCCCATCCCGATATTGGTCTTGTAGGAGATAAGACCAAGAACTCGATCCCAGATCCAACACGTACATTCCCCCGTGGCTTTGTCATCGATCCTCCCGATGACCTGGGCTTCCATCCTTCGCTCATTTGCCCCAAATGCCATGGCTGAAGCTGTCTTGAATTGGAACACAGTGCCAGGCTCCATGATCTTGAGTGCAGCGGGCCTGGTCAGGAAGCCAGGATAAATCAAGTGGACTTCCTTGACCTTCAAGATATCGTCTGTGCTGATCAGGTCGAGCGTCCAGTCCGCCGGTCTGCGAGGATGCGGTTCCTGTGTTTGCGGATTGGACAAGATGTCTCGTTCACTCAGCCTGCGACCAGTGGACAAGACGACTTGCCAGTATGATTGTTGTAAAAGCGGCGTTAAGAGCATATGCACCTCTTCTAGGTATAGTTGTACTGTAGGACCTGAATAGGTCCGATGTTGGTGCCCAGGCAAAGATTCGGTCCTGAGAACAGGATCATGGAAAAGTACCAATACACTAGCGTCAGGGCTTGCCACGTTGCGCCACCCAAGATGTAATCGGTCCAGCCTTGTGCGTCTTGCCATGTCGTCAGCCATGCGGCGCTTCCGGGCGTTGCCGCCCCGGCTGTGTTTTGTGTGGTTGCGGTTGGCAGCGTGCCCACGCTCCCTGCGCTTGGCGTCTGTTGCGTCCCCCCGCTCGTAATGCCTTGCCCATACGCGTTGATTTTCGCGTAGGCATGTGAGCTGGTATCCGATGACTGGCCATTCACAATCCCTGAGCCGTCAGTAGATGGTGAGCTTGGTTGCGTGCCTGCAACCGGTGTTGGTAAGCTGGTGGTCGCGAAAAACGAGAATTGCGGCGCTGAGGCTGCCGTTCCATCATTGGTCAAATGGAACCGAAACACATTGGCTTTTGCATTGGTACCATCATACGTCGCGACCTTTAAGCCCGTGGTGTCGGCTGAGAATGCCCACAACTCAGGCACAGCACCCGCAGACCCAGGACGCGCGTAGCCTGGCCAGTTGGCAGAGGCAGTAGAAACGCCGCCTGCTCCACTTGCACACCAGCGGAACTCATTCGCCCCTGATGTTCCCCCGGTAGCAATCTCGGTACCTGACCAGTCTGGGCTTGCGTCCGTGCCTTTGTTGTATCCGATTGTTGCCGCTGAATAATCACTCATAAAACAAACCTCCCTTGCAAGGGTTATTTTGCTATCAAAGAAACACTGAATGTCCATCCAGGCGTGGACGTTCCACCAATCACCCAACGGTACTGAATAATTCCCGCTAGTGACTGACTGGAGAGACCAGCTCCAAGATCTTTGCTGACCGCCTGTGGTCTCGTGGTGAAGCTGCTACTTGTCCAGAGGTTGTTGGCTACGTTGGCCGCATCGATACGATCGATGTAGAACTGTATAGTCGGACTCGTCCCCTGCTTCCCAGAGATATTGATGTCAACTGCAAGCTCTTTGAAGCCGCTGACAGAGAGCGGCCCGCTATTGCCGCTGGTTGCAGTGATGAGCTGGCTTGGCTGAACGTAAAGTGTTGTTGCTCCCATATACTCCTCGATGAAATCTGTAACATCCTGCACGCTTCGTAGTGCATGGATCTCGTCTATGGTCTCCCCTGCTAGGAGCACATCAAGCTCTCCCGGCACACTATGCTCGCTGAGTACAACCGCTGGCGGATAATACACAAATGCCAGCGTGGTGATCTGGCTGTTGAGAGCAGATGCACGTAAGCGATTGTATTGTGTGTGCAGATCGTCATAGAGCATCTGCGTCGTGCTGGTCGGGTCGTACTGGTTGAAGCGCGTGGCGTATGATTTTTGCGTGGCCACATACTGCTTGAAGCGAGTCGCGAACTTCTTATCAGCAGTTACATACTGAAAAAAGCGCGTGGCGTATTTTTTGTGATAATCAGCAGAGTTGAAGCGAGTTGCGAACTTCTTCTGTACTGCAATCTGCTGATTGAAGCGAGTCGCGAACTTCTTGTCAGCGACTGCAAACTGAAAGAAACGTGTGATGTATTTCTTATCCGCAGCAGTCGGGCTATATCCTGGCGTTGTGACCACAAAGTCATTGACTACGCCGGCGGTCCCGCTATTGCTCAAGAAATTCTTGATCGGATCGCCCGCCCAGTGCCCGGTTGTCGGCAAAATGAACAGATCACAATAGAGCTTGTCTCCAGTAGCAAACGAGACGGTGCTAAACGATGTGGACGGCAACGTATACGCCGTCGTTGTCGAACTCATACTCTGCCCGGTCAGTGTGAGTGTTCCTATAGATGTATACGTGCCACCTGATGACCGCTTCCACGCCCTCAAGAGGAAAGTGACCGCCGTGAAATTGGCCGTGTCATTTTGCCTAATGACGGCTGACCAATTTCCAGTTGCAATCGTTTGACCTTCGAGTGTTGTGACATCGAACAGCCAACCCTTGCCCGTTGGGGCTGGAATGCTTGCATTATCAGTCCCGGTCCCGCCCTGGCTCAGCACTTCCATATAGTTCTGCGTTGCATCGTTTGGTGCAGTCGTGGTATTCGAGGTTTCCGTGCCACCTGTGGTCGTGCTTAGTTTACACGCGGTCGAGAGCGTTGTTGAGGCAACATTTGAGCCATAGAGCGTCAGTGCGGTCACGATAATCCCCCCTTTGCGATATTGGAGAGGAAGCGTGCATAATCCCCGATAACCGGCCCACTTGTCATCGTGAGCGCATAATATTGCTGAAGCGTTCCCCGCGATATTGACCAGGTTGGCGAGACATCGGTAATCAAGAATTGCCCGTCCAGAATGTTGAACCGAGAGAAGAATACCGGAATGAGCATACCGGCAGCTAGGCCACTACGCATGATGGTACAGGTGAGCGTTTGGCCGACCACGGCATATTGATTCAGTCGTGACTGGACCAACTGGATCATTGCTGTTTTACTCAGACCAGCCATCGTCTCAGTCATCTCAATAATGCCGTTTGTTCCATCGATCACCGCTCGAAGTGCGATCTGTGCATCACTCCGCATTTCAACAACCGTATTGACCTGCGCGTTATACGCAAAGACAAGCGTTTGTGTGTTCACGCGAGGGAGCGCAGTTGCACTTTGTATGATGACCAGGCTCCCCTGCTCATAGTAGAAATCCCGGCCCGTGTCTACCCCCTTCACCCCGACGGTGGCGGCCACGTTGTTAATCGATACGCTGATCAGGCTATCGACTGGATAATCCATGGTCCAGTTCGTCGTGCTGCCATCCCCCACAAATGTTTTTGTGAACGGGATAATGTCTTTCCCACCCACGCCAAACTGATCATTGCGATACAAGTCGTTGATGGTGTGCAACTGGCAATTGGCAACAAGAACATCAGGGCCTGTAAGTATCCAGGGCGCGGGTTTTGCATGGCGTGGCCCCATGAAGAAATCAAAATTGGTATCAATATCCCAGACGTAATTGCTCCGTTTTGCCAGATCATCAAAGTCCTGGGCAAGGGTGTTGCTTGAGCCTGACAAGACAGAGTATTGTGCAAGCGGGATGAATGCGCCATTAGCAATGTTTGGATTGTGCACGCTCACCGTGAGATCAGTCAGTTGTGGCGTCACCGACGGACTTGTGCTGATCAGCCTTGCTCTTGTTGAGACGCGTGTGCCCACGACAGAAGCACCCAGGCCTTGGATGCGTAACCCGTAACAACGTAAAAGCTGATTGAGGAGCAGGGCTGCTTTGCCAGTCCCCATAACCGCATTGTTGGTAACACTGGCCAGTGTCACCCCGTCCATGCTCAGCATGATGGTTGTACCGATTGCTGAGAGGAGAAAGCGATGTGGCGTATCACGGGTGAAGCTGAGTGATCCTGCCGCGAGCTGGGTAAACACCGTGCCATTCACCACAGAATACAGCGAAAACGTGTTGCCCGCTGCACTATCCGAGAGGGAGGCAAGGTAGCAGCTATTCGTGCTCGTGATACGAACAGCCAAGCCGCTATTATTTGCCTCATCAAAATCAGCCTGGATACTCATATCGGCAGAGGAGACGAGATCCGATCGATACAGCGTATTGTTCCCACTCGACCCGGTGCAGGCAATACGACTATGAGCGACGTCATAGGCAATGACCGCAACGCCTGAGCCAAGTGAATATAACGTGTAGTTCGGGTTGGCGATGGTCAGGATAAGCGTGCCACCAAAGACGCGTGGAACGTAGCGTATGCGTGCTGTATCGAATTCATCGATAATTGGATCTGGCTGTGTGATGATACCAGGAATTGATGCACTCCCTGACGCGCCACCACCAACATTGGTGAATGTCACGCCATTATCAAGCGTGGCGTCGATAAAAAGCGCAGTCCCCGGAAAAAGAATGGCGTCCCAAGAAACGAGTGTGGAGCCGGCTGCACCCGCCACTGAGTCGAGCGATAAAGCAGGCGAGAGTCGGGAACCAGAGCTACTATAGCCGCCGATAATCAGAAGATGCGGCATATCCATAGCCGCCATACGCGTGGCTGTTGTTGTCGTGAGGACAACTTGCAAAAGCAAACTCACACTTGCGAGGGATTGGCCTGACGTGAAGATGGGCAAAGGCTGTCCATTAATGCATGGGGTGTACGTGCTGCCACCATCGGTAGATATCTGCATCACAACGCTATCATCTGCATTCGGTGAATCCGAACGATCACGCCAGTAGAGGTAGCTATTGCCATAGGTAGCCAAGCTTGAAAGTGACAGGCTCGGAGAGGTCCAGGTGCCTGTCAGTGCTGGCATGACACCGAAATTATCATAGCTCACGCCTTGATAATCTGTACTTGTACTGGTTAATGCGATAACACCCAGATACCCCGCCGCATTGAAGTTTGTAGACGTTGCATTGATTTGTAATACATCGTCTAAATATATCTTATGATTCGTACCGGATATCACCGTTTTTACCCGATGCCAGGAATTCGCGGTTAATGTAAGGGCGACCGTTGCAACGGTGGTAATACTCCCACCACCTGTCGTATTTGTTCCCCTGCGCAACGATATTCCGGACTGGGACAAATAGACCGCATACGCAAAACTCCCTGCATTCGTGCTTAGATTTGTACATCTATAGAGCGGACCGGCTTGTAAGTTTACATCTGAAGTAATCTGTACGTCCATTTCAGATGTAAAATTTTGATACTGGCCAGCAAAGTCGAACCTTATTTTTTGCTCACCATTCGTAGATATTATATTAATTATTGACAAAGAACGCTGTGATATTGTTTGAAAAGCGAGAGAACCGAAGTATCCCGTTTGATTTGAGATGTTTATATCGTCCCAATTTCTTGTAATCCCTTGCAATGACAGCAGCCTCGCCCCCGCTCCATCTCCCACTGTCCCTGAAAATACAGCGCCCGCCTCACTTCCTGAGAAGAGCGTATCGTAGATGAGATCATTTTTCGTGCAAGGGAATGATGGATTGATGGTGACTTCTAGCGCATTCAATGTCGGTGCTACTTCTGGACTGGCTCCTGGAATTCTGTAAAATTGCTCATAGAACGTGAGGGTACAGCCTGATGTGTTCATTCCTGGGAGCAAGCCAGGAATTGGCGCATTGTTCACGCAATCTATAGCTGGACCACCGTTCAAACTGCATTTTACAGCGAAAATAGTGCCAGATGGTACTATAGCATTCCAAGAAATAAAGCTATCTCTGAGAAGGACAGTGCTACTTATGTCATATGCCGTGCTTATACGCTGATGGACAACACTGCTACTGAGGTCCGCCTCATTCCCTATGATTGTCCCTGTGAGTGCTTTCTGCAAATTATACGCAGGCACTTGAGATAAACTTAAATTCGTGTATCCTACAATTTGCAACTGCTGTACCATCTGTAAAGTACCATTAAATATCGTCTGAGAACCAATTGATATATTTTTAAAATACGCTGTATATGGACCCGTTTTCGTTCCGCCTAAAACGGCCACAACGGCCACAACGGTTTTACCTACATACGTAAACAAGACGCTCCGGTCATACCATTTGCTGTCTGCATACCCACTCAAATCTGTAGACGCGGCTGGCAAAAGTGAGTTTTTATCACTTTGTACGTCAGTGGCTAGATAATTACTACCGTCACTAAAGATAATATCTAAAGTTGCTTTTATTTCAGACGAAACCGAATCAATAAGAGTAGTCCAGTTAAGCCGATCTGCCAATACGACCGTATAATTACCACTCCAAATTTTATATTGAGCTACTCCATTTGTGAAATTTGGGATGTTCATCGTTCCTGTAAATTTAATGACCTGATCTGCACTGGCCATCAGCGTGTTATTCGTTGCCACTGTATTGGTGAGCGTGCCTGTTGAGAATTGAGCGGTCGTTGCTTCAACAATTTCGACAGATGACCCAGCCGGAGCCAACTCCAGATCTCCATCGACCACATTGTTCGTTGCCGCTGTGCCGCTCAGTGTCCCTTGCGAAAATTGCGCCTGTGTCGTATCCCTACGAATCGCATAGTGCGCAGTCACCCCTTCCGCTGCAAGATAGTTGCTCAGAAGATCGGATGCAATATCACCTGCGAACTGATGCTCATAATCCTTCTTCGAGTAGACCCAGTCTGCTATTGCGTGATTGTCTGAGCAGGTGACCGTGATAAAGTTGGTGCTATTCGGATAGATATTTATGGCCTGAGTATCATTGACGAAACCATCGAACCTGTAACCCGACACGTCATCAAGCAGTGTGACCGGCTCTCCTGGCTGATAATTCGCGGTTCCGCTATCGTCACGAACCACAAATGAGAGCGTTGAGCGCAGATCTACCGTATCATGTGGCTTGACCGACTGATACAGTGGATTAACCGGGTTGCCTCCAATAGTGATAGTAAGCGTCATATTCTCATCCCCGTTCTCAGCCTGGTATTTCGCATCTGCGCATTTCCGACCATATGCGCAAACTCTTCATTGCCAATATAGATGTGAAAGTGCTGATCTCCTGTTGCTGTAGAACCCGCTGACGAGCCGCCTTGCAGTGGTACGCTACTCCCCCCGCTTTGTGCTGGATACGAACCTGCATTCATCATGGCCAGGGGCTGTGCGATCGTCTGAACCGCGAGTGACATTTTGGGTTGCTGGGCGATGAGGGAACTTGAGAGCATATTGACAAGGTTCGGCATCCATGTATCAGCATCAGCTCCCGGACCAGCCTTTGCAGGACTGTGAAATCCGAGCGCCTTCCATATCTGGTTTGCTATTCCAAGCACTGCATTCCAGATGGACCCCGCGCCTGACTGGATACCCGACACGAGCATATTTATGAAATTGGTTCCTGAGCTATACGCCTGGTTGCTCAGGTTCCCGAACCAGCCAACGATCTGATTCCAAAGACTGCCAAGTGGACCTGATATGTAGGTCGTCCAAATAGAAGCAAACACGCCTGAGACACGGACCCAGGCCGCATTCGCCATCCCTGCGAGCAGATTCCATTGCGCCCCTATCCAACCCGCTGCGGCTGTCCAGATGGACATGATAAACGCTTGCGCCTCTTGGAGTTTCTGAGAGATGATTGCAGAAATAGCCGTCCAGTACAACGTGGCAGCCAGGGAGATGACCGCCCATTTCGCCCCAAGCCATCCAGTAACAGCGTTCCATATGGACGTGATAAATGCTTGAGCCTCTTGGAGCTTTTGAGAGATGAATGTGGTCATTTGGCCCCAGTAGAGCGTAGCCGCTGCCCCTAATGCCTGCCACTCTGATGATATCCACCCGGTTATACTTGACCAAGTGGATTGTAGCCACGCGCCCGCGTCCCCGGTCCACTTCGTAATCGCGTCAACCGTCGCTTTGACGTAGTAGTTGTGGTTGTAGAGCCAGATCATAGAATCAGCGGCGCTATGAGCCATGGCCATATAGGAATCTGTCACCGATTGCAAGCCCGTTTTCGCCCCTTGCCCAGCTTCCGCCCCTTTGGCGTTGAACCATTGCCCAAGCCCACCAAAGAAGCTTTGTGCACCTTGGAACCCTGATTTCACGCCGTTAGATGCATCGGTAAATCGGTCCTGAAACCACTGGCCCATGCCCCCAAAGAAGCCCTGGATAGTTGCCCACATGCCTGCAAAGAAGCCAGAAACATTTGACCAGGCACCAACCAACCACTTAGAGATATCGCCCCAATGCTGCACAGCGAGTATTATTCCAGCCACAACCAACGCGATGGCCAGCCCGATAAGCACGATCGGAGCCGCTGCGATTATCGTAGCAATGGCCGCTGCGGTTGCTGCCCCTGCCCAGGCGATAAACCCAGCGACCAGGGCGGGGATCGTTGCTACAAATGCGCCGATTTGGATCGTTGCGATTGCTACCCCGATACCAATCATCAGATCCTCGACGATTTGTGCCTGAATGCTATTTTCCTTGAAGAAGTTTGTGACGGATTGAATACCAGCACTTAAAAGATCTATAGCGGCGGCTATATCATAAAAAGATCCTTCTAATGAGAGTGCTCCACTCTCTATATTGCCATTGGTAAAAATACTGGCTAGGAGTTGCCCCACGAGGCCGAATGGGGAGATGAGGTTCCCGACCGCAGAACCGAGCGTCTGGAAACTCCCGATCAGGACACCGAGCCCTTCATCATTGAGAATCCCGAACACCTTCGATGCTTCAGCTCCAAAATTAGATAGCATGGGAAGAAGCGAGGTGAAGGCATTTCCGACATTGGTTCCCATCTGGGTCGCAAAATCCTGAAAACTTTTACTGGCCAGGATATCGCTGATATGCCCCAGCCCCTGCTCAGCTACTTTGATAAGCGGAGAGCCCAGCGCCGCCATAGCAATCTGGAAATTAGACTGGAGCGTGCTAATGATACCGGTCATGGTATTGGCCTGCTTGGCCATGCCCCCGCCAAACACCGATTCCATGCCTTGCTGGAGAGCTGGAAGCGCCTGAGCCGCCGGTATCAACCCCGATGACACCATTTTCTGCAATTCAGGGATTGGCTTATGCATAGAATCCGCGAGTGCTTGCCAGGCAGGGATGCCCCAGTTGGAGAGCTGCATCATATCCCCGCCAGTGAGCTTCCCCGCCGCTTGGACCTTGCCGAATATGTCAACGATGCTCCCAAGCGAGGCGGAAGAGAGTTTGCCAAGTCCAGAGAGACTGTCACCAATCGCGGTGATATCGGGGATAACAGAGGTTGTTTTGAAGCCAAACGCCAGCATTTTTGCCGCTGCATCATCGATCCACTGGGTCTGCATGGGCGTGCCTGATGCAAAGGTATTGAGACTTTGCATCATGTCTTTTGCTGCACTTGTTGAATGCAGGAGTGTCTCGAAACTGAGCTGCGTCGTTTCCGCCGTCATGGCAGGCTGAAGCAAGGATGAGGCGGTTTGCATGGCCATTTGTCCAAGCGCCTGAAAGCCCATGACGGCCATCCCAACCTTGGAGCCAATATCAAGCAAGTTGCTTCCGAGCCCAGTGAGCCGCTCCCCAAACGATATGCTGGAGGCAGCGGTTTCTTCAGACTGTACCGAGAGCTGTGCCTCCCCGCCTTGCAAGTCCGAAAGCGCACCACGTGCTTCCTGTGCTTTTGCTTCAAGGAGCGTCAGATTTGCCTCTGCTTCTGGAATACCAGTCACCGCCTGGCCAGCATTCGCAGAATCTTGCAATGTTTGTAATTTGGCTTTGGCTTCGTCTACTTTCGATTCGATCAGCGTCAATTGCGCTTGAGCAACATCAGTATTGGAGATGATCTTTCCAGCATTCGCACTACCCTCCAGTGTTTTGAACACAGAGGTTGCAGACGAGACACTTTGCGCAAGTGAGCTCATCTGGTCTTTTGTTTGTGCAATGCCGCTCGTCATATTCGACAAATCAATGCCAAATTTAACGGTCAAATCTCCAAGAAGTCCTGACATTACATTATTTCCCCGGTGCATCCTTTATCGCTTGTTTCTCGTCGCGTTCCTGTAGCTCATAGAATGCTTGCCAATACGTAAATTCGTTGTTGGACATTCTGTCCATCAGCTCTTCGTGCGTTCCTCCCCCCAGATCCTTTGCAAGCAGGAAAGAAAATCTGAGTCTGTTATCCTCATCTAACTTTTTTTTGAAATAGCCAGTGCCTCAGGTGACAAACCTGAATGCTTCGCGATCTTCTCACTCAGTGGCTTCAAGACACGCATGCCCCAATTGGACACGGCCTCAATATCAGTATCAGAGCACAGTCGCTCTTTTGTCTCTCGCAACACAAGCGCCTTTGCGACAACAGCACCAAGTACAAGCGCTTCGTCTTTCTCTCCGTTTTCATTCATCGCAAGTTTGCCAGCATGCACGGTATCGCTTGCGCGCAACTCTAAGATGCCGAGCTGGCCATTGAGCTCAGGCACACCGGGTATCGTCTCGTTGTAATCTTCGTAGGCCAGTTTACGCTGGAAGAGTAAAACTCTCGCTTCATGTGCGTTCATCGTGTGTCATCATCCTTCTCTCTCTCTGGTCATTTATTAGGATTCAAAAAATTCGTCGGTCAAAAGGAACGTCAGACTCTCCAGTGTCGCCTTCTTGGGATCGGTCTTAATATCCGAGTCTGTTGCCCAGCAGTAGCCACTGTATTTATCCCCAGCTACCGAGAAGTCAAGAATAATGAGATCGCGAGCGTTCAGCGACTTTACCCGCGTTGTATTGAGCCAGACAGTGCTCAACTTGACCGTTCCGGAGAAGGTCGTCGGAATACTAGACTCAGCCCCGGTCGTGCTGAATACCGTCGTGTCATCCATGGCCATCTTGCCTGCAAATTCAGCAGTTTTTGCATTGCCAATGCTGATGATCGCGTAATAGTTGCCACTGTGCAGTCGCACTTGTGTTGTTGTTGCCTGAGCCACCAGGAACGTCACACGGGCATAGACACGGTAGAGTGTGAATCCAGTTGTGATGGTTGCCCAGGTTGCGCCACCCTTTACGCGTGCAATCGCGACCCCCGGTGAGGAGCCACCAGTCAAACTAGCCCCTGATGCTGTAAGCAAGGATTGTGCTGTATAGCCCAGCGATCCTGTGAAGTCTACCGTATACGGCCCACCTGCTGATCCTGAGACGGTCGCGTTCCCAGCACCAATAGAAGCCAGTGCCACAAGGGCTGACTGCACAGCAGAAGCCGCTGCATTGTATGCAATCCCTGTAGTCGTGTTCGCCCCGAATGTGAGCGTGAACGTGCCGCCAGTCGGGCCGCCGGTGATGGTCACGGTTTGGATTTCATCGTACCGGGCCTGCGTCACCACCGCCACATCACGATCAAGAAACTGCTTTGCCGCATTGGTGATCGTATACGTGGTGTGATCTCCTGAGTCCGTCATTGCTTCATCTGTGAAAGCAATGGATGGCTGAGACGTGGCACGGATCGTTGCGTTATATGCTGCTGTTGCCATGTCAACTCCTGCACCTACACGATCGTTGTGCCACTATTGACCACCAAAGAGATATCCAGTTTTGCAGCGATTTTGGGATCAGCTTTTATCGCCCAGTCCGTGACCCAGCACGAGGCGGTGTAGGTCTCTGTCCCGGTGCCGTCCGGGTCAAAAACCATGGTCACTGCTGTCCTATTGATCCATGCAGTCCTGATGTTGTTTTGTCCGGTATCGCTGTTGTTGCGGTTGCCAGACAGCTTAATCGTGCCGCTGCTCGTCGTCACGATCGCGGTTTCCGCACCGGGCGTGGTCGCTGAAAAGGATGTGGTATTATCGGTATTCATTTTCAAGGGCCAATCAATCGTCAGAATATCCTTGACAGCGGTGCCACCTGCCTTGATTGTTGCTAAATATCCTGCTGTAGGCAATTTCCTTTTCCTTCCTTATAATGCTTTCATCTCATCTTGAAAACTCTGGCTGGCTTTCAGGAATGCCGGGAAAAGATAGGGTTGTGCTTTCTGCTTACTCGTCCCAAGCTCAACAAAAGCCGCGTACTCAACCGGTGTCCCTACGGTGCACTCCAGATCTCCAGGTGTGTAAGCAATGCTGCTTCTGAGCCGCCCTGTATCCACTGGACAGGCCTGCTTTGCTTCTGCCTCACATTCGATGCCAGCCGATTGCACTGCTTCGTTCGCTTTTGCTTTCAATGCTTCCGTAAACGCATCCAACGCGACAAACAAAGCTGACATGCCATCAATCTCAACGTCGCCAGTCATAGCACCTCCTTTACCGCTGCAAGGGTGGAAAGCTCAATGCTGCTCGTTTCTGCATGTTCAAGTGATGATGCCGCTTGATCATTATGTTTCCAGCGATAGAATCGGGCTGTCACCTCATTTGTCTGTGCATCTAGAGTGATTTCAACGCGTCGGATACCAGGAACAGGCTCACCTGTATCAGCAAAAGTGAGATTACCTGTGTGAGCGGTGAGATCGGGACAGACAATCTTGATCGTGCGCCCTATCAGCTCCTTCGCGAGATCGTCACTCACGGTAGAGTCACGAATGAGTGCCGCATCTTCTAGCTGCCGAAGTCGTGACCAGGCCACGCGAAGCTGATCTTTCAAGAGCTGTTCAGAATCGGACTCGTAACGTGCCATCATTTCACCTCATAGCGACGTGGCCCAAGACGTGCACGTGTCAATTGCCGCTTCTCGTGTGCTTCGATCTCCTCGCGAACAATGGCACGAATAGCGTCTGAGAGCACTGAAACACTCCCCTTCATCGCCTCTGCAATCGCTCTCATCTCTTCTGATGGTTCAACGCGAATAGTTGTCTCTGAACTTGCCATACACTGCCTCCTACCCTTGCGTCCTTGCGTCCTTGCGTCATTAAAAACAAAAAGCCATACATGAACGATTCATGTATGGCTCAAGGCTCCGGTTTATTGAATTGTTGAAATGGCTACTACGTTTGCGTTAAGGCGTTCCTATCGAACGCAGACTCTGCAACATGCTTAGGCAGCGATATATTCGACCAAGAGATAAGATGCTCTCTATGGCAAGCCCTACACCAGAGCCATATCCCTTGCTCATCTGCTTTCGCTAGCACTTTACGGGTTGCTTCACAATGAAGCTGAATACGCTTCTGCTCTGGTATTTGTTCCATTATACAACCTTCCTTACCCGGTCGTCATGAGCTTATATCTGTGTGCAATCTGTTGCGTAATCCCGTCTAACTCTGGACTTTCCTGCTCGTTATCGAACAGGAGAAAGAATTGATTGAAACCGCTGCCTGACAGGTCGAGCGCCTTCCCCTGGCTGATATCGTAGATCCGCTTTGCTATGGCTCTGGCTTGTGCGAGACCGCCGGATTGCGTGAACACAGACACTTGCATGAAGGTATCCACCGCGTCCGTTCCAAATGCGAGTGCTGTTCCTGACTGCGATGTAATCGGGAAAAGCACGACGTATGGGAATGCCTGATTGGTTGGCACGCCGTTCTGATCGTAGATGCTCCACGTTGGTGCCGTGCTTCCTGCAAGCAAGCCTTGCAGGGGTGTGTCGGCCCGGTAACGTGCGATGAATCCGGTCTGGATCGCAGCGGTCGGCAAGCTCATTTACAACTCCTTAAGGTGCTGGTGGTATTGGTGCTGGTACTGGTGCAGGCAAGACAAAAGAGATACTGTATTTTTCGCTCGTAACAATTGCCAATTGCTCAGGCGTCAAGTCCTGCGATGCATCGATGACCGTTTCTAGCGTATTGGCATCGGTGTTGTAGGTAAACTGATAGGTTGGCGCAAACGCATACACAGCCTTCAGCACTGATGCAATATCGCTGCTCGTAACAGGTAGTGCTAAATTCAATCTCACTCATCCCTCCTTGGACTATACTGTATCCATAGGCAACAATAGTAGTAGTATTTCGTCTCCTGACCTGACACTATCTGTCTCAGTCTTATGCCAGATAGGAGGCTCCGACGCTGTATGTCACAGGGTTTGCGTTGTTTGCCGTGACAATAACTCTCCAGGTCGTTGGCAATGCATCTTGCGCAATGGTGTTGGTTACAGCGGTAATGCTTGGATACACGGTGTAGACATTCGTCGTTACCGTGACAATCGCCGCACTCGCCAATATCGTGTAGTATTTTCCAGAGACCGCGTCCTTCCCTTGGATAGTCACCGTGATACTCCCGCTCCCGCCGGCGTTGACTGTTGCATCAACCACAACCCGCAGACCTTTTGCACCGATGTTGGTCTGATCTGCCATGGCCGTTGGTGTCGTTGTACGGCCTGCTGATGCATAGCAGGTGACATTTGAGGAGACGGTCGGCTGGTCACTCGCCATGGTCACAGGCAGTGACGCGGCCATGGTCGTTTGCCCAAGCGTCAAGGCCGTATCGCCCGCTGCCGAACTCTTGACGTAATTGGAGACCTTTAACTCCGAATTCGAGACATCAGCACCCAGGGCCGTGCCGCTGACCGACTGAATCATGGCACTACCGATGACCGCCGTTCCGGCTGCAAGCACCGCAGAGGAAAGTGTGACACCAATCGGCTCAACACTTGGAATTGGTGAGGCGCGACCAACAATGTTGATGGACGTGCCACTACTGCTACCGGAAGTGATAACTCTCAGCTTCTTGAGGCCAGAAACGGGAAACTCCCAAATGGTATTGGTTGAACTGCCACTAGGTGCAAGGCTCGTTGCAACGGTCGTTGTGCCTTGCTTGTATCCCCTGATGACATCAAAGTTTGTGCCATCAGCCGAGGCGTAAAAGGTGATAGTGCCGGTATACGAAACCGGTATAATCGTGAGGCGAGCCGTTGCCATGCTGGTGACATCGAAATCTGTACCGGTGGCATCTGCCACGGTTGTTTGACTCAATAGCGTCGCTACTCGCTCTGATGAGAGATCCATCGGTGTACTGCCTACTGGTGCAGGCACGATAACACTCATTATTTGCTTCCTTTCGCCTGGTATTCCACCAGGGCTAAAAGTGTAATCATATGTGAAAGCTTCACGTCTTCCGCCCCCAGGATCTGAAAACGCCTATTGTCCACCAGGAGCGTCATTGTGGCGTCAATTGCCACATCACTTGCATAAAGGAATTCAGCCCAATGACTAGCTTCCGGGTAGAGCTGCCCGTACTGGAATATACGCTTCAATCCACGCCCGAAATTGCCTGAGTCCAACAAAATCATGAGCGGAGTACTTCCGCCTCCGCGAACCGTAACCCAGCTCCCCGCTGCGCTATTGCCGCCTTGTCCGTCGTCAACTCGTGTGGCAGGTGCTTGAATGAGCGCCGGGCGGTTGTACTTGCCGATATCGGGATTACTGACAGCACGAGCCATTACTCCGCCTTTATCGATACCGAAGGAGAAATCACGATGTCAAACTCCGCCCCAACTGGCGCATCGTCAAACATCTTTGCTTCAATACCATTCAGGACAAGCTGCATGGGAACGGTCATCGCATCTTCACGCACCTGAGTAAGCTTCACGGTTGTCCCCCAGCCCGTTTGGTCAAAATCTCTTTTTGACGATTGCTGAAAAAGTGCGGTACGCTGCGTTTGCGTTACCTTAAACCGTACTTTGATACTCATAATTCCTCATAATTCCTCATTTCTACAACATAAATACTCTTCGTTCAGCGAACTGCTGCCTAATACCATCAGGCACTGCATCACCTTCGCGGTGTTCATACCAGAAGTTAATGAGCGAGAAGAGCGCAGTCCTGATATCCAGAATCTTCGGATCAATCGTGCTTGCTGCTGCAACATAAGTGAGCCGATAGCGAGACGCCGCAAGGATCGTAAACACATTGACTTCGTTCGGCTCAGCATAGCTATCCAGGCGATAATTCGCATTGCCACCTGAATCAGTCGCTGAAACGAGCGTCCACTCTGGATTGTCCATTCTGGTGAGCTGGTATTCCAGACTCGTGAATGTCTGCACTGGCCCCATGAGGCACGGGATGACAATACGCGCCGTACCCAGCAGTGGTACATTGGGCCGTTCCCAGAGATCCTCATCGTAACGAATGCCCACCGGCCCCGAAAGCTCGCCAGATGCAGCCCGTTCAGGCTCGTAGATGAGTTGGATGGTTTGCGTGACCAGGCTCTTATGCAGCAGATTCTCTGCATACCGACGTGCATCCGTGATCAGTCGCGTGATGAGCGCGTCCTTACTGGCAAAATCTACATTTAAGTAGTCTTTTGCATCTGTGAGCGTGATAGGCTCCGCACTTGGCAGCGTTGTGATCTTATAAGAGACTGGCATACAGGCAAACCATCCTTCCTTCTCAGGCTATGCAGCGGGCTCGTTCTGCGGGTAGGCAAAATGTGCAATAGCAGTGATATAGGCCCCGGTCGATGGAGAACCTGTGACCGTATCGACGATTCGCACTAATACCTTCCCGCCCGATGTAGGCGTAACACTGTTTGCAAGTGTGCCTACATTGGCATTCCCCAGGTAGCCAAATTTCTTGACGGTCTTCGCGGGGGTAGCGCTCGTGGCTACCGCACTTTGGCCAGTGGGAACTTGTAGGTAGACACCCGACACGGTTACCCAGTTGGAACCGTTGTCAATCGAATCCTGGAGGCTGAATGTATGGGTCCCATCAGTGACAGTAATATCCACAGCAAATTCCAGCCCGTCGTTACCGCCGTTAAGCGAGGTCACGTCGATGCTGTCACCAGTAGCAGTACTCGTGATCAATGCACCATTGCCGAGTGCGTGCTTAAATGAGTTCATGTTCATCGCATCTTTCATACTGTGTTTCCCCTTTCTGCCTGTTAGGCGATCTTCAACACATGGCCGGCTTCAGAAAGAGTGACATTCCCTCCAAACCGGTAGTAGCCCATGTAACCCATAGCGTCTTCATCAGCGTAGCGCTCCTGGAGCACACGTACGCTTACCTGCTTACGGACAACAATTGTGTACCACTTCTGCCAGTTCGCAAATGCGATAGGAAAGTTGCCAGATGCGACACTTGGCATGTCGATCATTTCCTCGTACGGATATTGCAGGAGTTGGCCAGGGAGATCGCCGCCCATCGGACCCCATAACGGCCTATTCATGCTGTCAGTGAGCTTGCGCATATCCCCCAGCGTCTCGGTCGTAAATGCCCAGGAAGCGCCTTTTCTGTAGGCTGGTTTCGTGGCATGGACCAGGTCAATTAGGTCGGCATAGCCAAATCCACCGACAGCCGCAGAGGTGGTATAGCCAGTTGCGCCGCCTGATCCGCTATAGGCTGTGCCCGTAATGTCAGCATCCTGCAAGAATCCTTGACACTGGTTGGCCCCTGAACCGGTCCCATTCGCGATTTCGTAGCCGACAAGTTTGGCAAACTGCTCGGCAAATTCAGCCATGATGAAAGCAGGAAGATCAAGCTCAGAGTCGTCCAGATCTTGCGTGCTGATCTTCGTCAACGCGTAGGCGGTATACGGTGTCACCTGTACCATGCCGAATTTTGGTGTCTGGGTTTCGGTACGTGTGGCTTGCTCAGGCGTGCGGCTTGCTGAGCCGGTCTGGATACGTTTTCGGATCATGACCCAAGGGTTCGCGGTCATTCTGACCGTCACTAGGCTGTAGAAATCGGAGATCTGCACGACCAGTTTGATCAGTTCGTCCGCCACCTCTGGAGTGGCGAGGAATCCACCGGTTGTTGCATCTGACCCGAACATTGTCTTATGTTCGGCGCTTTGCCCGTGCCCAACCTTTTCGCCTTGCGCCAACCCAAACACGTTATCATGTGGCACATGTTTCTTCTCTTCCGCAGAGAGCGCACCCCAGTTGTACTTGAGTGCCTTGAGAAATGCAGCGCTCCTCGCCTTGGCATTGGCCTTTTCTTCATGGTCATCAAATCCGCCGACCGTGCCGGGCCGATTGATGATCGTCTTGAGCGCTTTCATTTCCGCTTCATTGGTGCGGATCTGTCCCTCTAAACGCTCAATATGCTGCTTGGTCTCTGCACCCAGACGCTCCTCAACGTCTTTCAGGCTTGTGCGAATCGGTCCGACTTCCTCATCCAACACCTGCGTAAAGAGATGCGCAACGTTGGCGTTTTTCGTTGCTAGTTCTTGTAATGCTCCCATATCATTCATTTCCCCCATGTGTGTCATTCTAAATGGTGGTAAGTAATGCCTCTAAGTCGGCTATGTCGATGACGGGATCACTGGCAGTGCTCTTGTGGAGCGGCTGGTTATCGTCTTGACGTGCGAGTGTTTGCGGCGGCTCACGACGCGTGACGCGTGACTTATCATTGGTATAGGCGTCTCCCTGGCCTGTTTCATGCCAGAGTTGTGTCAGGTCTGAAACTTTTTGCTGCATGGTCTTGATGTGACCAGCCACAGCAGCAAGCGAGTCTTTCATTTCTTGCTGATGCTGCTCAAGCGTTCCTTGTGTGGCTGCTGAGATCGTTGCCCCCACCTTACTCCCTTGCAGAGGTGCCGAGCGGGTCATGGAACCAACTCGTAACGAATACGGAACGTAAGGCGTCTCTTGTCCGCAATAGCCCTGATCGCTGATATACTGCGAAAGATTGCACTCAACACCCTTTTCTGTCCAGGCAGTCACGGCCACGTTGAACTGCTCCAAGCAATCTTTCATGTCTGTTGCAGGCGTATCACCTATCGTAAAGAGCTGGAGCATGGCCTGCGTGAGTGTGTTGATCAGATCGGACCAATCTTCCAGACAATCAGCGGCCTTGGTGGCCTCAAAGAGCGTATCAAAGTCTTTTCGTTGCGGCTTCTCTTTGCCGTCTTTTACTGGACCTGTTATTTCTGTATCTGTATCTGCCATCGTTTTCACTCCTGACGCTGCCACCAGTGCATCCGGATTGG